CCGCGGCCCGTATCCAGAGCGGCTGGCCCCACTGGAGCGGCACGCCGGCGCTGTTCGTGCCGTACTCGCGGGTCGCCGACGTCACCGATGCGACCACCTTCTCGGCGGGCTGCCAGAGCAGCTGCGTCAGGTCGTTCGTCGCGTACGCCTCGACGAGCATCCCGGTGATCGCCTCGCTGTAGCTCGCACCGAGCAACGGCGTCAGGTCGTCCTGTTTCGTACCAGGGTCGGGGATGACGGTCGGCAGGGTACCCGACCCGACCACGCCCGAGATCCAGTCGGACCACAGACCCACGGCCCCGAACTGGTCGACCGTGCGGTGGCGTCGCTGGGGACGTTCCCCGGTCGCCAGCGTTCGACCCGATGCACCGAGGATGAAGTTGGTGCCGCCGCCGACCGGGTCCATACCCGTCCCGTTCAGGGTCGAATACTTCCCGGTCGCCGAGTCGGGCGGTACGAGCTCGGGGTGGTAGGACGTGGTGTTCTGGACCATCTCGAAGCCCGCGGCGTTCTCGATCACGACCTGGGTCTCGACGCCGCTCATGCTCGAGTTGGCGTCGGGGTCGTTGTGGTGCCCGCTGTAGGTCGTCCACTCGGGGTCACTCGAGAGGTTCGTGGGTGCGGTCGGGCGGTTGTTGGGGATGAGCCGCATCGCCGCGATGAGCGTCCAGGGGCTCCACTTGCCGTTGTTGCCCTGGACCCGAATACGACCGCGGACCTCGGTACCGACCGGCGACGTGATCGTGACCGGGTGTGCGATGTCCAGCGACCCTGGCGGGTAGTTAGCCTTCACCGTGTCGATGAGCTTCGTCCCGCCGGTGACCGTGTTGCCGCCGGCGTCCGCGGCGTACTGGGTGTAGAGCTGGAACTGGGAAGCGTTGAGCGATGGCGCGGGCTTGCCCGCCACGGCCTGCTCCGTGAAGCGCCCGGTGACGATGAATGACGCATCCACGCGGGTGGCCGACTGCCCCTGCGCCTGGTAGTTCGTTGTTGCCGGGGAGATGTCGGATGGCGCGTCAGGGGCGTAGCTGTCGTCCAGCACCGCCTCGATGCGCGGCTTGTAGTTCCCGCCCTGTTTCGACCAGAGGCCGACGAACCGGACGGCGTTCGACTCGTCGTGCGCGCCGGTGCCGTCCGACGCGAAGAGCACCAGGCGGATCTTGCTCTTCCCCGCCGCCCGTGCCGCCTCGACCATTGCGGTTATGTCGACCGAGACCAGGTCGCCATCGGCGGGGGTGTGGTTATAGACGGCCCTGTTCGTCGTCACGGTCGTCTGGCCGGGCCACTTCTCGGCGTTACTGGTCGAGCTGTCGCAGGTGCCCGCGTACTGGCCCTCCTGGAATCCGGTCGCGGCCTCCTCGACCACGAAGATGACGTTGCCCCCGAAGGCCCCGCACTTTGTCGACGCCATCATCCGCAGGAGCGCCTGTGACACGGACAGGGCGCCGGTGAAGTCCAGCTGCATCTCGAGTTCCGACCGGGTCTGGTTCCCGGCGATCAACCCGACCGACAGCGACGGGCCCTGGCCGTTGCCCGAGAAGGTGCCCGAGTTATTGACCAGGCGGGTGTCCTTCGTGCAGTCGAACGTGCGCTGGATCACGCCGCCCTCCCGATCGGCAGCGTGCGCATGCGACCGAGCTCGACCAGGAGGCCCGCGACGATGCCCTGCCCCATCGCGCGCCCCTCGCCCGCGGCCACGCTACCCATGACGTTGACCGTGATGGGCCCGATCGAGTTACCCCCGCGGCCGCCACTGTTGGGCGTTACATAGCCGGTGCCATTACGACCGAGCGTGAGCTTCTCGGGCCCGTTCTCGCCGACCATCCAGGTACCCGGCCAGACCGGCCCGCCGCCTGCGCGACCGCCGCTCAGGAGCGCGTGGTGCGACTGGTTGTACGCGTCGACGTTGGCGGTGATGGTGATCGTGCCGTTGAGCTGCTGCCACTTCGTATTGAGGTCGTCGACCAGCGCCTGCGCCTCCTGGATAACGTTGGCGTCGCCGGTCTTCTCGGCCGCGTGGAGGGCCTTCTGTGCGCGCTCCATCTGGTGCTTGAGCGCGTTCCGGTTCTTGTCCAGCTCGCCGGGGTGTTTGATGTCCCACCAGAGCTGATTGATCTCGCTCTTGGCGTCCGTCCTCGTTGACTTTAAGGCGCCGATGACGCCGCCCTGCATGAAGTCGAACTGGGACACGACCGCGGTCGCTGCGGCGCCCGCGCCCCCGAGCTCGTCCCCGACGTGGTGCATTGCGCCGGCCGCCGACCGCGCTGGCTTCACGACCCCGGCGAGTGCGTCGCCCATACCGCCGAACTGGCGTTGTAGCGGGTCGAGCGGCTTGTGGAGGTCGTCGAGCGCGGTGAAGAGCCGACCGAAGCCATCGGTCGAGGCGGCCAGCGTACCGTTGGCGAGCGCGTGCGCGTGTTCGGCCGCCTTAAGTGCTTCGGCCTGGGCGTAGTAGGCGTCCTTCGAGGCGTAGGTGGCCGTCGTGTTCGTGTCGGCCGCCTGGGCGTTCAGGAGCTGTTGGGTGCGCGTGAGGCCCAGGTTGAGCAGGTACGGGAGGGCTGCGCGATACGCGTTCTCGACTGCGATCGTCTGTGCGTCGGTTGACTTCGTCAGGACCGCCGTACCGTTGGCGACGTCCGACTCCAGCTGGAGCACCTGGTCGGTCGTGATGCCGTATTGCTTGTACTTGTCCGCCAGCGCGCCGGCGTCCACCGCCTGGTTGGCCTGCTTCGCCGCGAGGAGGTCGGCGATGACCAGTTGCTTGCCCTGTTCGTCCGTCACCGTCGCCACGGCCTTGGCGTAGTTTCGGTTCTTGTCGGCACCGGCGATGAGCGCGTCCGACGAGATCCCGAGCGTGTCGGCCAGGTCGATCAGCGCCTGGTTGGAGTCCTGGATCGCGGCGAAGTTGGGGTCGATCGAGCGGTGCAGGTTGTTGAACGCATCGCCGATATTGCCGAGGCCGGTGATCATGTGCTCGACCGCATCGAGCACCGGGCCGGCGATGAAGTTGACGACGTCCGTGAACGGACCCAGTAGGTCCTGACCGACCTTCTCCTTGAAGCCCGACAGCGACGCTTCGAGCTTCGCCTGGGCGCCTTGGGCGGTCTTGGAGTACGCGACCGCCTGGCCGGCGGCGGCGGTCTGGATCTGCGCTAGGGCCTGGGTCGACGTTGCGTTCTTGTCGATGACGAAGCCGAGGCGCTTGGCGGCGCCGGTGTTACCGGAGTAGACCTTGCCGAGTGCCATGGACGTACTCACCAGGTCGAGACCCTTCAACCTGGCGGCGTCCATCGAAAGGCTGAGTAGTCGTTCCGCCTCGGCTACGTTGTGGGTTCGTGGCAACAGTTGCGCGAGCGCGTCCTTCTGTTGCAGGGCCGTGAACCCGAGCCTCTCGCCAGCCTTCGCAGCGGACTCGATCTCGGCGGTATGCGCTTGCCAGTCGGGTACGTTCGCACGAAGGGCCGCGGCCAGCTTTGTGTCGACGACCTGCGCGGCTTCGCTGCCCTTGATGAAGTCTCCGACGATGTTGGCGGCGCCCTCGATCGCGGTCGCGATACCCGTGAACGCGAGGACCCCCGTTCCGATGCCGACGCCTTGGAGTACGCCCTTCTGTAGCGCCGGGTCCTTGAGCGATGTGGTCAGTCCGCCGATCTTGCCCTTGAGGGTGTCGAAGAACCCGCCGGCCTGTTTGCCCATCGCCTGGGACTTCGCCGCGGTGCTCGCCAGGCCCTTCTCGACGGCGGAGGTGTCAACCCCGACCTTCCACAGCGTGCCGCCAACAGCGTCGGTCATCGTAGGGTCGTCCTACGGGCACGTACAGTCGTCCGACGCGCTTTGAATCCGGCCGGCATGGCACTACGCATCGCCGGCCCGTACAGCGCCTGTACGGTCTTCTTGACGGTGAAGTTCCCGCGCATGTGGGGTCCTCGACCCTTGACCCAGGCGCCCCGTTCGACTGGTCGGGCGTAGATGACGGGGTTCACGATCCCGGCCCACCAGCGCGTCTGTTCGCCAGGTAGGGGCTTGATTCCGTAACCCGCGGCGAGTCGACCCGTGCGGTGCGGCTCGCGCCCGGCGACCTCAGCGACGACCTCATCGCACGAATGGTCGAACGCGCCGGCGGCCCGCTGGAGGATCGGCGTGGGGTCATACCAGGTCTCGCTCGTGTTCACGATTCGTACGCCGACTCGGGGGCTACCTGGACGCCCGTCGTCGGGTCGGGACCTGGCGTCGCATCGGCCACGAGACGTAGCGCCAGGGCCTCGTCCACCATGAACGCCATCGCCGGGTCCTCAAGTCCCAGGTACGACAGCGACGGGCTCTGGCCGAACGTCCTCGCGGTCATCGCCAGCGACAGGGCCCGGTCCGTTGTCACGAAAGTCGGTCCAGGCGTCTACGGTGCCGCCCGCCTCCCTCGCCTTCGCCCATGCGGCCCTCTGGTCCTCGATCATCTCATCGTCGAGGAGCGTCTGGACGGTCACGGTGTTCGGTGTCGATCGACGGAGTGCGATCACGCGGAGCGCCTGCTGGTCGACGACCGGCAGTTCATCGAAGTCCTCGGGCGTGAGCTCGACGTCCTCCCACCCGCCAGGTGGCGTCATCGTGTCGCTCGTCTCGGGTGTAATCGCCTTCACCGACCTGGCGGCCAGGTCACGCATGAACGCGATCCACGACTGGAGCTCGGCGGCATCGAGCGTCTCGGTGTCGACCCCGCTACCGACGAAGGCCGTCAGGACCCCGAGTAGCTCGGTCGGCATCGCCCCGGCCCGCATGAGCGCTTCGGCATCGGGAACCTTGACCTTGACCCAGGCGCCGGACGGTAGTCGGCAGGGTTGCAGCGCTCGCGCCTTCCAGGCCTCGAGCGCGGGGTTACTGGTAACGCCCCTAGCCAAGCCTCGGCGGTCGGTTTCGTCTCATGTTGGGCCTCGCTTGTTGGGTTGGTGCCGCCTAGTAGGCGAGTGTCTGGCCGTTCAGGACCACTGCGGAGATCGGCGACGTGCCGGCACCCGTGGCGGCCCCGTAGGACTTGACGTTGACGGTGCGCATGAGCGCCTGGGCGGCGGTGTCGGGCTGGTCGGCGAACGGGTCGACCTGGACGCGTGGCATGAGCAGCTGGAGCGATCGGGTCGCCGCGACCGGCGTGAACTTGAAGTCCATACCCGAGGCGGGCTCGTAGGGGATCGTCGTCACCGGCGCCGCGTCGGCCGGCGAACTCGCGGCGTACAGCGTGTTGAGGAAGATGTCATGCGAGGCGGGGGTGTAGACGAAGTTCAGGTCCACGCTCATCGCCCCGTAGATCGTGTCCGCGGGGGTCACCTGGTCCGAGTCGGGTACGTACACCCCTCGGTCAATGTCGTACGTGAACGAGCTCGGTAGCGGGAGTGCCGCGCCGCCGAACTTCAGCGCCGCCAACCCGTCGGCGAACCGCATGCGGTTGGTCTTCTCGACCGACGCTGCGGTGAGGGTCGTACTGGTCTTGAACTGCGGGACGCCGCCTGCCCAGGTCGCCGTGGCGAGGAGCATGTCGTGCGACTTGCCCTCGATCTTGAGGTGGGACAGTCGGCAGTCCACGTACATCTGGTACAGGGAGCCGAAGCTCGAGACCAGGATGGTGTAGTACGGCTGCGCCACCGGCCCTGGCGCCGCGCCCCAGTCGATCGTATGCGTCCACGGGTCGCCCGCGCCCGTCTTCGTGTCGCGACCGAGGATCGCGTTCAGGAGGTAGCCGATCGAGACCGGCATGACGAAACACTGGGTATCGCCCTTGCCCTCGATCGAGGCGATGAACGAGTCCAGCGGGATGGGCGACGCGTTCGTCTCCATCAGGTCGTTCTTGACCACGTCGGGGGCGATGACCGAGTTGCTGGTCAGCCACAGCTGGACGTCCGGGGTCGTCATCGGCGTGCCCTTCGCCGACTGCTTGCCGATCCCGATGATGGTGTCGTTCTGGCGATAGGTCGGCACGGCTTAGTCCTCCTTCGCCGGAGCGGCCGGCTTGTCGCGGAACAGTGGAAGGTCTGCGGTCTGCGCGGCCTCCTCCTCGTCATGAACGACGACGCGACCGTGAGCGTCGGCCTTGACCACACGCGGCACGCCCGTCGAGTCGGTGAAGCTGATCTCGGTGCCGGGCTCGGCCTGGCGTGCGGGGTGTTCCACGGTCGGTCTCCTTGCTCAGTCGTTGAGGATGCGATAGCCCGTGACGTCGACGTAGGCGCCCCGAACGTCGTGCGCCTGGACTGCGTCGTACTCGATATGGCCGGGGTGTACCCAGTCCCAGAAAGCGGTCGTGCGGTTGGTAACGAACGCATGGACGATCGCATCGACCCCGGCGTCTTCGAGGGTTGAGATCGAGCCCGTGCGTAGGCGACGCTGGGCCTCGCCCTGGTTCAGGCGGCAGTAGGCGAAGCGGATCGTGAAGTCGGCCCGGTTCCCGCCGCCGGTGTCGATCCCGATCAGGTCCTGGGTGACCGGCCAGCCATAGAGCATGTCCACCGCCGCGTAGACGATTGGTTGGACGCCCAGGTTGGGATCGAGCGCGACGCCCGAAGGTAGGACGATGAGCGCTGCGCCGGCGGCCACGAGCGGCTGGAGGGTGTAGACACTCATACGGGTATGAACGCCAGGTCGTCGAGGCCCGAGAAGATGTCCGCTCGAGCGGTGTCGCCCGCGTACGCCAGGCTCCACTGCGTACCCGACTCGGCGGACAGGTTCTGGTTATTCGACAGTCCGTAGAGCGCCAGCTGGATCGCGATCTCCTGGACCTTCGGCGGGACCGCGGCGGGACCGAAGTCACCCGTCGCCTGCACGGTGTTGAACCCTTTCGTGAAGACGTAGGGCGCCACCAGGACGATGCTGTTGGCCTGCACGTCGTCGGTCGCCCGAGGGCGTACCAGCGCGCTCGCCAAGGGCACCGTGGTGTAGACCCCGCCGCTCTCGGGTTGGCCCACGACAGCCGTGCCGAGAGCGGACAGGGTACGGAGGTTGAGCGCCCGGTTGGCGAGTCGCATGCGGAGCAGGCACCCCGTCTGTTCGACGTCGAAGAGGAGGGTCTGCGCAGGTCGAGGCGCGAGCCACGCACCGCAGTAGTCCTCGATCTCGTCGCTAATGGCGGTGACCAGGGCGGTCAGCGCCGGGTCGCTAATCGAGACGGCCGCTCGGGCCTTCACGTCGGCGATCGAACAGAGCAGGGGCTGGGTCATCGGACTACAGGTAGTCCGACGTCAACGTGACGTTCGTGTTCGCGGCCATGTTGAGCTTGACGTACTGCCACGCCAACCCCGGTCGGAGGTTGTAGTAGGCGGTCGTGGCCGTCGTGATCGTGATGTCCGCCGTCGTGTAGACGGTCGGCGTCCCGGATAGGGCGTAGGGGATCTTCGTGAAGGTCACACCGTCCTGACTGCCCAGGATCTGGACGGTGACGGTCGGGGTCGCGCCGATCGTGGACACGATGCGAATGACAGCCGGCTTCCCGGTGTCGACGAACGTCGCTTTCGTGTCCTGGATGACGTTGGTGCTGTCGGCGTTGCCGGTCTGTGCGTTCTGGAGGTTGCCCGGTGCAGCGATGGTGGCCATCGGCGCGTCCTTTCAGGTAAGTGTGGGGAGGGCTCTGAGGCCCTCCCCACCCGGACCGCTGTTAGGCGGCCGTGACCGAGAGACCACCGAGACGCGTGCCGACCACGAGGTAGGCCCACAGCCCGATGCGCACGGCCTGCGGCCCGACGACCTGGTCATACGAGAACGACGCGATGGACGACTCGTAGATCACGTAGTCGGTGGGCACCGCGAAGACGCACACGTTCGCCGTTGAGGCGTACGAGAGCTTGGTGGCCGCGCCCAGGACGTTCGCCTGGATGCCGCCTTCCGCGACGGTGCCGTCCGAGTTCATCGAGCCGATCATGGGCAGGAACGGCCGGCCCGTCGTGTCGCCCTGGGCGAGCAGGACCGAGTAGAGCGCGGACGGGATGAACGCGCCCTGTGCCGGCTTGAACCGGGTGGCGTAGTACTTGATCACGTTGCCGAGGACACCGGCATACGGCGTTGCCGCCGTGATCGCGGTGCCGGATGCGGAAGCGCCTGCCTCGACGGCCGTCTTGATGACGGTCTCGGACGCCTGCGCGTACGCCTCCTGGAGGTCCTGCATGACCATCCCCTCGGCGCCGGGGTCGGCCGAGTCGATGACCTGGCGGGACACGTCGATGTACGTGCCGTACATGAGCGGCGTGGCCGTCACGGCGGTGGTCGCGATATCCGTCGCCGTGAGCGCGGCACCTTCTGCCGACTGCACCGCGACCGAGCTCGACGTGGTCACCTTGGCGAAGATGCGCGGCCGGGAGTCGCTGATCGGGATGCGGGCGAAGAAGCTGCCCATCGGGCGGCCCTTCAGGATGCGCGGGGTTAGCAACCCCGGCAGGTAGTCGTTCGGCAGGGCGCCGGGGATCTCCGACTGGAGCAGGTCGCCGGCCCGCTCGATGTTGACCGCGATGTCGGTCAGGTGCGCCTGGTGGCGCATCTGGCGGTCCATCGCCGCGCTGTTGCCCTGGCGAGCCGACTGGAGGTCTCGCAGGAAGCTGTTCCCCGAGTCGCGGCTGTAGACGGAGGGCTGGGCGGTGATCCGGATGGGGGCCGTGTGACCACCCATCTGCAGCAGCACGCCCAGCCGCTCGGCCGCGTCCCGCACGACCGGATCGGTCGACTCGCGCGCCTGCACGAGCATGTCGCGCTGGGCCGGGGTCGCTGGTGCCGGTGCGGGTGCGAGTGGCGCGCTCAGCGCGCCGGGTGGAATGACGATTGCGCCAGGGACCGGAGGGGTCACCTCCGGCGTGGGCTCCGGCTCGGGCTCGGGGGTCGCGGTCGGCTTCAGTGTCTCGGACACGGTGGGATCTCCTTCGGGTTCGGTGGGGGCCGCCTCGATCGGCGGTGCGTCGGTTTCCATGTCGCGGAGCGCGACACGAGCGCCATCGAAGGCCGGGATGTCCGAGCCGGCGATGGCATGCAACTTGATGTCCCGGTGCACAACGGTTCCGTCGCGCATCCGGCTCGAACGGACCGAACCCGGTCCAAACTCGACCGACACGCCGTTGATCCCATCGGCAACGTCGGCGAGATAAGCGTCCCCCTCCGGGGTGGCGCGGATACGTGCCCGGAAGGCCACGCCATCCGGCGTGTCCTCGAGCAGCTGGACAGTGCCGACAGGCCGCTCACCATGGCGCGGTCGGAAGGGCATCTTTGCCCCGTCCTGGCGCCCCATCCAGTACGCGACCGACGAGCGGGCGGCGTGCGGGTAATGGACCTCCTGGCCGATGTCACCGCGGCCGTCAAGATCGACCTGGCCTGATAGCACGCCGTACGGAAGCGCGATGCCTTCGATGATCCGGGGGTCGTCCACCGACTGGCGGACACTGGTCATCGCCTCGGTGTGCCGGAAGCGACGGAAGTCGACATCACGCGCTGCCGGCATGTTCGCGTCGACCGGATGGTTTGCGCACGTGCAGTCCGCGCAGTCGCAACCGGATGAGTGATTGCAGAGCAGGCACATCGCGTCGGGGGTGGCCATCAGGGTCGCTCCTTGGCGAGTTCAGTCGTTCGCACCGGGCCGGTCGTCACCGACCTGATCGCACCGGACGGCTTCGGCTCGGACTCTTCCTTCGGCACGCCGTTGTCATCGCCGAGGCCGGGCAGCTCCTCGGCATTGGCGCGGTCGACGGCCGCGATGACGTGCGCCTGTCGCTCGAGCTCGGCCTTCTGGTCGGCCTTGGTGGTGTCGCTGGTCATCGCTTCCTCCGTGGTGTCGGGGTGGCTATGGGCTGAGTCGGGACGGTGATCTGCACGACAAGGCCGTTGGCTAGCCATGAATCGGCGAGGGCCTTCGGGATCCGTGTGCCGCTGCGTGGGACGTCGGGCAGGATCAGACCCGGGTACGGCTTCACGAATACGGCGTCGGTCATGGCAGGGCTCCCAGCTGCGGCGGCTCCGTGCCGACCGGCCCGGTCGGCGGCGGCTCGTTCAATCGCTCCGTGACCTTCACCGGCGGCTCGAGGTCGGTGATGTCCTCGACCGGCGCCAGGCCGATGTCGTCGCGGACCTCTTCGGGCTTCATCCACGCTCGGCCAGCAGTCGCCAGCTGGTACGCCTGCGCCTGCTCGAACTGCGTGCCGGCGGTCAGCTTCCGGACGTCCATCTCCATGCGACGCCCACCGGGCAGCTGGTCGGTGATGGCGTCCTCGAGCGCGCCGATGTAGTTCTGCAGCGTGTAGCGGACCAGGTCGCCGTTTGCGGCGGGCGTCGAGCTGTACGTCTCCGAGTCGCCCGTGGGTGCGTTGAGGATGCGGGTGGGGATACCGAAATAGCGGCCGATGTCGGCGACGAGCTCGCGCCGCGCCTCGACCGCCGATTCGCTGGTCGGGTCGGCGCCGAACGATCGTGCCTTGAGCCCGCCGGACAGCACGGGAGCGTAGTCGGGACCCTTGGCTCGCTTCTCCGCCCACCGCTCGGAGGTGTCGTCGATCTGTGGCTGCGTGAGGCGCTGGTCCGTCTCGAGGACCGTCGTCGGCGACCCGCCTGACTGCCAGTACCTGGACGCGTACCGCTCCGACGCCAGCGCGGCGGCGAACGTGGTGCGGGCGAGGTGGATGATTCCACCGAGCGCGTCGGACACGGTCGGCTGCGGGCTTCGGTGCAGGATCACCAGCTGGTCGCGGTGAACCTTCGCGCCGGCGACGAAGAACCACTCGGGCGGCAGGAGGAACGCAAGGGTGAACAAGTCCTGCGTCATGGGCTGGACGATGGTCGGGTCGAGGTACCAGAGACCGAGCGTTACGCCCTCGCTGTCGGTGCCACCGGTCTTGAGCAGGTAGCAGACGTCGAACAGGGCGAGCGTGGAGACGACCAGGCTGACCCATTCCCGGCGTGTGCGCTGCGCCTGTGGCCGGACCACGAGGCGCGACAGCGGCAGGTCCAGGGTTCCGCGTCGCTCACGCCAGTCGAGCTGGCTGACGCCGTTGCTGAGGATGTCCACGCAGCGCCAAACCGACGACAGCGAAAGCACGGTGCCGGCGGTTACGCCGCCCGAGATGAGCCCGCCATCGGTCGGGAACCCGACCATGTTCACGGGTGTCGTGAGCGTGTCGCGCTGACTGACGGCTGAAATCCCGAAGAAGGTGCGGAGGTTCATCCGACCAGCGGCCCAGTGCCGAACTCGCTGATGGAGTGAGCGGCGAGCGTCATCGCCATCACGGCGTCAATCGGGCCGGTGCTTGCCTGGCGTGAGAAGCGGAATGCGCCGTCCTGGCCAACGGGTCGCTTCGCGACCAGCGCGATCTGCGCATCAAGCAGGGGGTCGTTGACGGCAAGAGTGGCGGCAAGGATCTGCTCGGTGACGTCCATGCAGGCGGCCACCATCGCGGCCGGCTTCAGCCCGTCCCAGGGCAAGCCCGTCTCTTCGTGGTGACGCAGGAATGCAGGTGCAGCACCCGAAACCTGATCGAAGGCGATTGCGAGCACCTGATCGATCTCGGGAAAGCCGACGCAATCGGCGATGATGCGGGCTGCCGTTACCGGCTCGCCCTCTGACCTGCGCAGATCACGATACACCTCCACGCCAACCCGGTTGTCGGATCGGATCCCGGCGACGCAGATCGTGGCCCGCTCCCAGCCCGGTTGGACGTCCACGCCGAGTGCATACGGACCGGTCAGTCCGTCGAGCGGACCATCGCTGACGCGGTTGCCAGCCCATGCGCCCGGAGGCAGCGCGCCGTCGGCGACGACGTCGACGAAGTGATTAAGCCGTTCGCGGAACCAGGACTCGCGCGGGAGGATGGCGTGGTCGAGGACGATCGCGTCGCGGGTCAGCCTGCCGTCACCGAGGCCGGGGTTGGCCTTGCCGATCTGGATCCAGTCTTCACGATTCAGCGGGCGGCGCTCGCCGTTGGCGTCGTAGCCGACCTCGAGGTGGTCCGACTGCCACCAGGCGCCGTAGAACTTGGGGTCCGGTTTCTCGTCACCGCTGGCCATGCGCACGAGGCGGTCGTAGAAGGCGCGCAGCACGACGCTGTCGGAGTGCCCCGCGGTTGAAGTGAGCAGCATGATCGGCGACCGCTGAGCCGACTGGGTCGGCCCGAGCGCTTCCCACATGTCCCAGTCGCGCTGGGTGAGCATCTCGTCCCAGGCGATCGCACCAGCCGTCGAACCTCGGGCGGATCCGGGCTGTCCGGTCACCGTGTTGAACTCGATGGGCCCGGCGGTGATGCCGGCCCATTGAGTCGTCTTGATCCGGGCCATGAGGGCTGGCGACCCCTCGATGTCCGCCCGGACCCGGTTGTACATCTTCCGCGCCTGGCCGGCGTCGTGAGCTGCCGCCAGCATCTCGGTCCACCCGGCGAACGGCGCGAGCTCGCGGCCCTCGTCGAGCAGCCAGCCCCACAGTCCTTGGACGATGACCGTCTTGCCGTTCTGCCGGCCGGTCGACTCGAGCATGATCCGGGCGATCAGCTCGCCGTTCGCGTCGTGACGCAGCATCTGTCGCGTCGCGTACGACTGCCAGGGACCGAAGCACCGTCGGAGCTTCCGTTCGGACCAGGCCATGACCTGTTTGCCGTAGGAGCCGGCCACACCGGGCGGTGTCGGCGTCTCCCATCGCGGCCCGGGCGCAGTCCGGCGTGTTCGGGGTCGCTTGACCAGGATCTGCGGGATTCGCTTTATTTCGGAGTCAGGGTCAGCAACAGTGTGGCGTCTACTAGAAAAAGGGCGCCCATTCCGGGCTGGCAATGCGTCGATCAGGACCATCGCGACGCCCTGGCATGCGGCAGGGTCCGTGGGGTCGACGCGGGCGCGGGCCCGTTGCCCTTCCGCGAGTTGCACCGGACGTGCGCGGCCGCGAGGTTGGAGTCAGCGTGGCTACCGCCATTCGCCCGAGCCACGACGTGATCGACCGACGTCGCGCCAGGCTTGCCGCATAGGTAGCAGACGCCACCATCCCTTGCGAGGATGCGCAGGGTCGTGCGCTCCCACCCGCGCGGTCGATCCCGAAACGCCATCAGGCCCGATCGGTACGCGAGGTATGCAGCTGCGTCCTTTGCGTGGTGGCCAGCGCGTGAGCTGTTGCCGAGTCGACGGTGCGCGAGCTGAACGCGCACGCCTTGCAGACGTAGCGGCCATCGCTGAGCTGACGCACCACGTGGCGGCGAGACATCAGGACACGGGCACGACTCCGGCGGACACCATCCGCTTCGGGCTGTTCACGTCTTCGCTGGCGGTGGCGTGCCGGGCAACACGTTGGCCGAGGCACTCGCAGGCTTCGTCATCGTCAGCTGACGCAGCGAGTCGATGATCGCGTTGAGCATCCCCGCGGCCACGGCACCCGCAGCGATGACAGCGGGAGCGAGCACGGTCGCATCGTTGGCGAAATAGGCGGCCAGCAGGACCACCGTCACCGGGCCGACCTTGAGCGCCAGCGGATCCTTGACGAAGGCATCGACGTACGACCAGCCGAAGGTACCGTCGCGCACCGCGGCAAGGACGCCGAGCACGAAGGTCAGAATCGTGCCCAGCAGCAGAGCTTTCGCGGCGATGCCCGCCGGGGCGGCGAAGAACGCGGTGAGCCACTCCATCACGCGAGCCTCCACAGCAGCAGCGCCAGGCTTGCCGCGATGACGGCCCAATCGGTCACCGACTGGCCCCTGGCCTTGAGCTGGTCAACCGCGGCCAGCAGCAGCCCGATGAGGATCAGCACGACAATGAGCACCCCGGTGGTCACCCTTCGCCTCCGATTTCTGGCATGTCTGCTTCGCCGTCTTCGTCATCCCTGAGCGGAGGCGGCGGCTCGTCCACGAGGACGTCATCCACGAACCGCTCGTCGGGGTCGTATGCGCTGGACGGGACGGGGTCGGTCATCGAATGCCGCCAGGTAGTCGCCGCCCGCCGGCCGGCTGGTCGGCATCCCGCAAGGCGAGCGCGGAGTGATGCACGACGCGGCGAGACGGGCGGCTCATGTCGTTACTCACGGCAACGGATCTGCGATGTGGAGCTGCGTGAGCGCGTCGATGGCGTCGGCCTTGGCGTCACCGACGCCGACCTCCCACGCCGGACCGTTGCCGGGGTCGGGCACGTCGAGCAGCTTGGCGTTGGCGATCAGCGCGTCCAGGTACTTGTTGGCACCGAGGCGATAGCGCGGACGCTGGTCGACGGGCGGGCGGACCGGTGACGGATCACCATCGCCGAGCACCTTGCGCCACGTCGAGATGTCGAGGCCGTACAGGTCGCCGTCGTAGGCGTGCCCGTCCAGTCGCAGCGGGCCGAACTGCACCATCGCGGCGAGGCGGAAGCCGGCGAGCCCGTGAACCCGGAAGTCAACACTGGACGTGTCGAGCTTGGCGTCAAGGTTCTGCCCGCGCTCCGTGTAGTACGCCAGCCACAGCGCGTCGTAGTCACCGGTCGCATCGGGATTGCCCTTGCTGCGCCAGTAGCCATACGACGTGTAGAGCGTCAGCTGGCGATCCGCCCCGATGAGCTGGCGCAGTTCCTTGGCGAAGTTGTCCGCTCGAGCGGCAGCCTGCCCGCGTTCGGCGTCGTACACCAGCGCCGTGTCGGGCTTGACATACTTGCTGCACGCCTTCCAGAACGCCCGAGCCTGGTCGGGCGCAGCGAGTCCCGGATAGGCGAACGCATAGAAGCCGAACGGGATGCCGGCCGCGATGCAGGCCTGCGCGTTCTCGTCCACGGCCACATCGGGCTGCGTGCCGATGCTGGCGCGCATGATGATGGCCTTCGCCCCGGCCTTGACCAGCTTGGCGATGGGTGCTCCGCCGGTTCCCTGGTATGCGCTTACGTCCACAACGGTTGCGGTCACGGTGCAACAACCCTCCAGCGCACGTTGCGCATCGAGTGAGGCGGATGGCCGGTGAGGTGGAGGTCGAGTCCCGCGACGCCGTAGGGCCCGCGATCCACGACGGGCACGATTCGGTGATGGCCGTGGTAGCGGATCTCGATGCGCGTGCCGCACGACAGCCAGCGATGGGCGACGCCGATGAGCTTGCGGGTCATCACCTGCCCACACGCGGTCCGGTTGCCGTAGTAGCCGGGTCCGTACCATGTCATCGCGGTGTGGTTCCAGGTGTCCGCGCTGGCCGGGGCCGGCAGGAGGAACACGACGGCGAATGCGAGCGCGACGATGCGCCTCATCGGTACACGCCTCTCAGCACGTCCAGCAGGAACAGCAGGTTTGCCAGCGAAGGGACGAACACTGCGAGGATTGCGACCACGGTCACGAGATCCCCCGTGACGGGCGAACCGATCTGACGATTGATGCTCCACAGCAGGAGCAGCGTCGATCCGGTGGCGATGGCACCGGCGGCGCGCCTGCGGTCCACGGCAGCCGGCAGCTTTGTGCCCTCACGATGGGCCCTGCGAATGACACCGGTCAGCAGCGCAACCGCGATCCAATCGACGGCAACGAGCACCGCCAGCGCAACGATGAGGATCATCGGCGGCGCGCATACGCTTCCCCTGCACGCCGGTAGGCGTCGAGCAGCCGGTCGATGCGGCGCTCGAGTGCTGCGATCTGGCGCTGCGTATCTGCCAGGTCAGGGTCGGGCGCTCGGTCATCGGGACGGGGGTAAAGCGACCTCCCGGCATCCAGCCAGTCCCCGATCATCCGGCGCAGACGCCGCACGTCATTCGCCTGTCCTCTGGACGATGCGCTCGCTGACTTCCGTGAGCTTCGCGGTGAGCTGCAGGTTGTGAATGGCGAGCTTCTTCCACTCGTCGCGGTCCTTCTCCAGCGCCGCGATGCGGTCCTCGTACTGCTTCGCCATGTCAGCGAACTGCCAGCCGAAGACCCAGAGCCGCCGGCCGCCGAGGAAGAGCGCGGCGAGCAGCAGCCCTGACACGCCGACTTGGAGCCAGCCCTGGAGCGTCTCCGGCGTCATCGGCGGTCAATACGCAGCTGGGCGTATGTTCGGAGCGCCTGGTCGCCCGCCCGATCGCAGCAAACATCAGGCTGCATTTCCGGGGGCCAGGCGGCTCTGCTGCCGGGAGGAGGCCCGGCAGGCGCCGCTCGCAAGGTGCATCGGTTCCCGAGCGTAGCTGTCGAAACGGCGATTTGAGCGTCCGACCGGCTCTCTAAGCGCTCAGGCGTTCACTTTCGTAACACTTGCGTGCGCCGCCAACGGTCGATCGAGTCCAGCGTGTCCGACTTGACTGTCTTTCCGGAGAGAAAGCGCCACAGCGCCATCCGGCTGATCTTCATGTCGCGCGCCACCTCGCCGACAGGCTGATTGCCGATCAGCATCGTGATCTCGGACCGGAGCCGGTCGGAGAGGGTCACGCGAGGATGCCTCGCACGTCGTCGGCGATCGGCAAGAGACCGGGTCGTTCCGGGTGATCGCGCTCCTCGATCGCCTGGCGAAGGTAGACAACCAGGTCGAGCGCCTCCTGATAGGCATCGACCAGCGGATCGCGGCCGTTGTGCGCCTGGAGGGGCGTGCCGTAACGCTCCCGGCCGACCTGATCGCGCTCCTGCATGTCGGCGATCACGAGCTCCCAGATCGGGACGCCGGCTGTCGGCTCCGGGGCCGGCTGGTCCACAATCCGGGTAACGCCGCGAGTGGCAATATTAGCCATAGCTATTGACACCAGCAATAGCAGGAGCTAATATTCTGGGCATGGGATGGGACGTCGAAATCACGGACGAATGCCGGGACTGGTATCTCGGCCTCGCCGAAACGACGCAGGATGCGATCGAGGCGGCGATACAGCTTCTTGAAGAGCGGGGCCCGGCTCTCGGTCGACCGGTTGCCGCCGAAATCACCCTCGAACCCGACTACCGCAAGTTCACGGCGCTGTTCGGCAAGCATCTGAAGGAGCTTCGCCCGACCAATAGCGTTCGCATCCTGTTCACCTTCGACCCCCGCCGGTCGGCAATCCTGCTGCACGGTGGTGACAAGAGCGGCGACTGGAATCGCTGGTACCGCGAGGCGATTCCGACAGCGGCCGTTCGCTATGACATCTATCTCGCGGAGCTGAGGCAGGAGAAACTTCTCTAGGTCTCCGAGCAAGGCACGGGCGTCGCTGGAGCTGGAATGGCTGGCGGCCTCGCGAAGGAGAACATCGGAATGGCTGGACACACGAACTTCCGCGACGTGAGCGCGGCGCGCGGCAACCCTGAGCGTGAAGCTCGGGTCGCACAAATCAAAGCAGCGATGGAAGACGCCATCGCGCTGGCTGCCGTTCGGCAGTCTCGCGGCGTCACCCAGAACGCGGTAGCCGCGATCCTGGGAACCACCCAGGGGAACGTCTCCCAGATGGAACGCAGGACGGACCTGTATCTGTCGAGCGTTCGCGACTACATCGAGGCTCTCGGTGGGTCGCTCGAGGTCTCGGCCGTCTTCCCGGATGGGGAGAGGTTCGAGCTCGACGGGCGCGTGCAGGCGGCCGCCAACTGACCTGATCGGGGCCGTCACGCGGTCCGCCGGATCGCCGCGCGTGCCTCACGCTGGCCGCGGATGCGCACCCGGATGATGTTGGAAGTGATCCCGGCTCCTGCCGGGCGCGCCAGCAACACCTTTTCGGGGAGCGCCGCGAGCATTCCATGACGGATCGCGTCAGCCGTGAGCTCGACGTCGACGATCCCGTCCGATGTGATCCACACGCGCTCATAAGTGCCCAGGGCAATCGCGCGGCGACCAGCGTCATCTGTCTGGCGCCACAGCTTCGGCAGCGCGCGCAGGTAGGCGATCGCCACGTCCGGATCCACGGTCGGTTCGCTGCCTGACGCCGTTAGCGAGTCGATGAGGCCGGTGATCCGGCCGTGCTCGGCGAGGTAGGCGTCGGTCGAGAGCGCACGCCGGGCGTGACGGGATGCCAGGTCGGCGAGCTCGCGCTCGAGCTGTCGCTTCCGGAGCGCGATCGAATCCGGCCGCGGAGCCGTGGCCATCTTCCGCAGGCTGATCATCATCGCGGCGTCCGAGCGGACCTTCTGCAGCTGCACGGCGATCGGCTCCTCGATCGCCCTGGCGGTGCGCGTCGACTTCGACCACGCCTCACAGGGCTCGAAGTGGCGGTATCGACGTGGCTCCGCGCGGATCCGGGCGCCGCACCCGGCACAGAACACGCGACCGGAGAGCAGGTGCGTGACGACGGGTGTCGGTCTCCCGCCGCCGTGGTAGCGCTCGGAGCGGACCTCCTGTACGCGCGCCCAGAGCTCGTCCGAGACGGGTGGGTGATCGCGCCACGGAGCCGCAAGCCGCTGCTCGTCGTGCTGCCGGCGGTGGCGCCGCATCCAGCCGTTGTAGACCGGGTTCGCCAGCATCGACCGCAGCGCGGCTTCGGCGATATCCGACTCCACGGCGAGCTCACGCAGGCTGACCCGGCCGGTGGCATACCGCTGGAAGGCACGGATCGCGCGACCGATCGTGGCGGGGTCGATCGCCAGCCTGAACTCCGGTGCCTCTCGGTGGAAGCCGAGCGGCGCGGTCCCGGCCTGGTCGGCGTGGCGTCGGAACTTCGCCTCGTAGCCCTGCGCGATGCGGCGTGAGAGCTTCCGACTGTACGACTCGGCCTCATGCGCCTCGCGGACGAACTGGTCCCATTGCTCCTCATCGGACGAGAGGATTCGCTCATCGCAGAACAGCAGCGCCCCGCCCGCCGCATGGAACTCATCGCGGGCATTCATCGAGAGCTTGAGATTCCGCGACCAGCGGCTGACGTAGCCAACCAGCAGAACGTCGTACTGGCGGCCGATGGCGGTGCGCATCTCCGCCCATGCCGGGTGTCGATCGAGGCTCTTCCAGCCCGAGTGCGCGACCGACCACGACAGGCCGGTGTCGACGAGTCCGTACCGTGCGATCGCGTCGTCCTGCTGGCGCAGCTGGCTGTCGGGCCCGAAGTGATCGTGCTGGCCCTGCGTGGATTCACGGATCCAGCGCGCGGCACGAAGGCCGCGGAGCTCGTCGACGGTGCGCGGGAGCCTGGTCACGCAGCTGCTCTGCCCTTGCCGCCCTTCACGACTCGCAGCCTACCGCGCGCCCGTTGCCGGTTCGACTCGGCCGCGACGATGGCCTTGAGGTACGCCTCGCATAGAGCGCAGCCACAGAAGGCCGCTTCGGGTCGACCCATGCGGACGCGATTGATCTTCACGCCGCGCTCCGCCGCCGCGCGTCACGTCGCTTGACGCCGGCGCGGACCTTCTGGGTGAGCTCCTCGCGGTTCTCGTCCCACATGCGCGACGTCTGGGCTGAGGCTCGTTCGCGCTCTCCCGGGCGTGACCAACGTTCGGCGTTGGCGGCCTGGATCGCCTCCTGCATCCGTTCGCGGTTCTCCGGCGCCCACGCACCCGGGGCCTTCGAGACCGGCTCGCCCTCCTTGTCCGTGATGAGCAGGGGCAATGGCGACACGGATCGGAGCGGGCAGTCGGCGGTCCGGCAGTAACCGAGCGGCTCGCACGTCGAGCACATCGACGCGACGGCGTCGCGGTGCATGGCCAGGCGATCGACCCGCTCGACGGACCTGTCCGCCTCGATCAGCGTTAGGGCCTTGCCGATCGACTGCTTGCGGGCGGGGCCCACGCGGAGCATCTCGCCCTGGAGGAGCGCGATCGCGTCACGACGCCCGGCGAGCTTGCCCGCGCGCCGTCGCGCCGCCTCCTCGCGGCATTCAGCCGAGCAGAACAGCTTGAGCTGGCCGCCCTCGTTGAGGAACGTGCGATGGCACTGCTGGCATTCGGAGCGGCGGGCGTCGCGGGCTATCTCGGCGAGCTTCGGCCAGTCGAGCGTCTCCGCAAGGCGGATCGCAGTGGCGAGTGTCGGGAGGTTGCCGCCGGCCTTCCAGTTGGCAACGGCAGAGCTCGCGACATGGGCGAACTCCGCGACACGATGCTGGCCGACCTGGCGCTTGACCATCGCCTTGCGCAGCTCCACACCGAAACGGCGCGCGGCATCGCGACGCGGGCTGGTCGGTGAAAGCGGGACGGTCACGCGGCTCCGCTGAACGAACTACTTGCGCCGCGGGTCTGGGTCCGTACATTGCGCGAAGCCACCATCTGCGTTCCGGTTCCCGCGCCCGGGGATGGCCGGCAAGCGCGTCGAGCCCGTCCGGTTGCACGACTGGACGGGCTCCGCGTTCCACTCACAGACCGAGCTCCTGGCCGGCATCGAGCTCCGTGATCCGGTAGATCGTGGCTGTCACGCCGGGGACGTGGCGAGCTCGAGGGAATCGCCAGTCGTTGATGACCTCGTCGCTGTCATCCACGAGCACGCCGGCCGACACGATGCCGTCGGTACATGGTTTGATCGAGGCGATCAGGTTCTCTCGGTCGTGCCGGGCCCGAGTCGGCACGATGAACTCGACCTCGATGTCTGCGGCGCGCATCGGGGGGCCGAACTGCTCGCCCATCGCGTGCCAGGCGGCCGTCTGCGCGACGCCCTTCCAGCGCTTGTTGTCCTGGGCGACCACGCGGTAGTGCCGGTGATCGTTAGGCGTGGGCGGCCGACCGGCGATGCGGATCTCGACGGAGCGGAGGTCACTCATCGCGGGCCTCGGCTGCGCGGAGGGCATCAAGAACATGCGCCATGTAGCCGCCCTCGCGGACAGCCGTGTTCAGCGCACCGCAGGTGCAGCGCATCGTGATCTGGTCGGTTGCTGGCGCGAATACGATCGGCTCGTGGCGTGCTGCCTCCACCACCGCATCCCGCTGCGCGCTGGCGGGTGGCGTGGCGGCGAGGGCGTCGGCTTCGGCTTCGGCTTCGGCTTCGATGGCAAAGATGGCGTCAAGGACGGTATCGAAGGGACCGACCCACAGACGCTTGTCGGCGGTATCGCGGAGCAGTGCGCGTCCCGCTGCCGTGCGTGGCTCAGTCATGCCGGCACCGCCGTCGGGTACTGCGCCCGACTGATTCGCTCCGAGCGTTCGCGCCACGAGAGCGCCCAGAACTCGGCGTGGCGCTGGTTGCGGACACCGATCGACATGCGGCGTTGGTAGGTGGCCTGCTCACCGTTGCGTTCCTGCTTCCAGGTCAGCCACTCGCCGGTCTGCGTGCGGCCCTCGAACGTCGCCCAATCGCAAGCCGCGAGCAGCTCCTCGAGCTCGTCGGAGCACCATCCGCACTCGGCCGGGTGGGCGTTCGTGATGACGCTGCCAAGTTGTGCCAGGCCGGTCCTGAGCGAGCCGTAGACGCGGGCCGCGGCGCACCGGCCGATGGCCTGCATGACCGCCGGATCGTCGTTGGCGAAGAGCGGTCGGGGGTCTCCGGGCTGCCAGTTGCGGAGCCTGGGCGTGTCCCATTCGGGGATGACCTCTGGCTCGCCGAAGATGCCGATCAGGGCATCGATACCCAGCTGGTCGAGCTCCCTGCGATGCTTCTGGTTGGCCAGGTCGTACGGCGTGGAGCGATCCATCAGCGGCTCCCGGACTTGGCGTACTGGGCATTGATTGCCGCTGCCCGCTCCCGCATCTCGCGGTCCTCCCGCTGCGCCGGTGTCTCTCGCTTGGCGGACACCGGCGGCTCGAGGTAGTTCTCCGTCGAGTTCAGGAGCTGGTTCTGGCCGGGGTAGTCGCCGAGATCGGTGGCGACCTCTCGGAGCGTGGCCTCAACCTTCGGCAGTCCGAACCGTGTGATCCACCGCCCGATCCGGTCGCCGTTCGCGGAGTGCGGCGCAAGGTACCGGCCGGTCAGGTCACGCACCAGGACGAGGGCGGTCGTCAGGTCGTCGCTGACTCCGTTGGTCGCGCGCGCGGTGCTCGTCTCGTCTCGTCTCGTCCTCGTCTCGTCCTCTTCTTGGCTAGCAAAGCGACCGGTATGCGAACGCATCGCAACCGCATTTGCGTCTGCTCTGCGTCGGTTCAGCGGAGGCTCGACGTCATCGGGTGCGTCAAGGTCTCCCGGCACCGGCGGCTGGTTCCAGCGAGCGGCGGCGCCGACGGTCCCTTGACGAGCCCTACGGGCGCGTTCGGAGTCAAGGCCGTGGATTCGGTAGCGGCTGCCTGCGACGTCGACCAACCTGGTGTCGACGAGCTTCCGGAGTGCTGCGCGATGGACTCCGGCCGGTAGGACCGCCGACGTCGGAAAGGCCTGGTCCGCGGCGATCAGGAGCCGGAGCCACCACGCGAGCGCGTGGTCGTCGTCGAAGACGGTCGTGAACTTCTCGTCGTCGACGATCTCCCAATAGACGCGCGAGTACGGTCGATCGGTCCGTGACATCAGCGAGCCTTCCGGAACCGCTGGGCGTCCGGGCATGTGGCGAAGTGACTCGTGCCGTCAGCGTTCAGCGGCGCACGCTTGCCGGCCTTGGTCGTGCACCACGCCATCGGCGCATCACAGGCCTTGCAGTGGCCAAGGTTGTCGAACGTGTAGCCGTCCGGGATCGTCCAGCCCTCGGGCCGAATGCTGACCGTCACGCCGAAGCCGCCAAGAGCTTCTGACCGGACCCCGACTCGAGCCAGTCGGCCAGTGTTCCGCCGCCACCGACCAGCAGGTAGGGCATGAACTCGCGGGCGACGGTCGTGTCACCGCCCGACGCGAACTCGAGCTTCGCCTTGATCAGCAGAACGTGGGCTCGCCAGCGACGGCGCCACTCAGCCTCGATCAGTTCCTCGACGGACCGTCGGCTGTTGGGGAACAGCCGATACACCTCGGCCTGCGTCGGCCGCGGGATCGTGAACCGGAACTTGCAGCCGTCGAGCTCGAACTGCAGCTGGTCGCCCGACGGGCTGGATCCCCAGGCCATCGTGTCGACGCCGTGCTTGGCGAGGATGCCGGTGATCTCGCCTCGACTCGAGTGAACGGTGACGGTCGTGCCCTCCGCGAAACGCGCCATCACGCCACCCTCAGCCAGTAGCCGTGCTCGACGACGAACCGCGCTCCCTCATGGCGTGACGTCTCCTGACGCCAGAGCCAGTGCCGGCGCGTCCGGTTGTGCGATACGACAGCTGACTCGACCTGAACGTCGGTCGCGTTCTCACCGACGACGATCACGCCACCACAGGCGCACGGCTCGATGCGATCGGCGGTCATCGGGCGACCCGCCAGACGCCGGCAACGTCGTCCCATCGGAGAGATGCGATCGCGGCCGACGTCTGATCGCCGCCGAAGCTCTTGCGAAGACCGGCGAGTCCGTCGTCGATCGACCGGATCCGGTACTTGGTTCCGTCGACGACGACAGGATCCTTGAGCTGCGGCTCGCGATGCACATGCGTCGGGCGCGCGGCGACGCGCGGTTTCCTCTCCATGACGGCCGCTCAGGCCGCGTCTTCGATCAGCTTGATCGAGAGCTGGTCCTTGGCCTCGGTGTGGAACTCGACGTCACGGGCAGCCCGCATCCTCCGCTCGATCCGGAAGCGCCCGATGCGGATCGCGGTGTCGATGCCCATGTCGAGCTTCTCCGCCTCGGCCTCGATGCGCTTGCGAGTCGCGCGAAGATCGGCGCTCGCGGAAGATGCGTCCTCGCGTGCGTTGAGCCACTGGTTGAGCAGCGACTCCAACGCGGGATCCTCGATGGCTCGCTCGTCCAGCGCGAGCTGGTCGACTGCAGCGGGCATTCGGAGCCTCCTCTACTTCGCGAGCTGGTCGCGCAGCTGACCGCGCTGACCGTCAGTGAGGTTGTCGAGCGTCACCTGGTCGCCCCAGCGTTCCCGCGCTGCGGTGGCCGCCGACGCGAAATCGATGCGGTGCTCGCGCAGCCAGGTACGGAGCTCGCCGGCGCCCAGCCCCTCAGTGACCTGCTCGGTGAACTCGCCTTCGACCACGTCTGCCGAGCCGGAATGGAGCCCCGTTGACTCTTCCGACTCGGCGGACGCCTCGGGTGCCGGGGATCCGGCCGCCTCGGACCCGTCAGGCGCAACGTGCCCTGCGTCGACGGGCTGGGATGTGGTCTGCGCCTCGGGGTCCAGCGCGGCCGCCTTGGCCGCCAGCCGGTCCTCGAGGCTCTTGGGTGCACGCTCGGGCGCGAGGCCGTCGGTGATCTCGCCCGTGGTCGGATCCACCGAGACGCGCCACGCACCGGGGACCGCGTCAACCTCGACCTCGTCGAGCAGGCCGAGGCCCGACAGCGACAGCGTCAGGCGGCGCTTGGCTTTCGTTTCAGCCTTCATCAGCGCGTTGGCCAGAGCCTCGCCCTGGAGGTTCTTGACGTTGACCACCCCGATCGCGCTGTCCTGGCGGCCGGTCCGGTCGCGCCCGTAGGCGGTGACGATCGCCAGGTCATCGGCTCGCTCGCGCTCGAGCTTCGTGACCTCGATCCGCCGGCTTGCGCGCAGCTGGTCCGTGCAGGAGCGATTCGCATACAGCACGAGCTTGCTGTTCAGCGAGAGGTAGTCGAACGGCTTGGTCAGTGGGTTGAGGTCGAGCGACGCGCAGACCTCGCGGTAGTAAAACACCCGCTGGTCCGGCGTCAGCGCGGCCAGGTCGCCGGTGATCAGGACCTTCTCGAGCTTCGACGCCGCGGTGTCCTGCGGGTCGTTGATGATCAGCGCGGTCGACGCCGTCGCCCGCTCGGGCGCGTTAGCGATTGCCATCAGGCTGCCTCCTCCTCTGACGCCGCATCGGCGTCCTTCCAACGAACGGACCACGCCTCGCCTGACTTCATGACGGGGCGGGTGTAGAGCGAGCGGATGGCGCCGAGCGCCTCGACGAGGTCCATGTCGAGCGGCAGCCCAAGGTCGACGAGGGCGTCCGCCTCGGACCTCGGGTTCTGCCCGTGCTCGTCCTCGATGAGATGGGCGTACGCCTCGGCGACAAGCTTCCAGTCGGTCTCGTCGACCGTCTTCTCCCACGGCGTCCATGTGATAGACAGGCCGGCCGGGACGTCGACGAGCTTCTTGGCGCCGGCGAGCGACCGCTTCAGCCACTCCTGGGCGTTGCGGCGTTTCGCCTCGAGCGCCTTGATCTCACCGCCCAGGTCGGTGTACGCCCGGGCTGCCTCGAGCTGGAGCTCTGACGCCGCGTTCATCACGGCCTCGCCGCGCAGGTCGCGCAGGTGACGTCCAGTCCTCTCCGGCTCGATGCCGTCGACGATGTGGCGCTGCCACCAGCCGCGCTCGATGCGGAACAGCTGCTCGATCATCACGTCGTTGCGTGGGATCTCGACGATCTCGAACTCGCCGAAGCCAACCAGCAGCGCGACGTCGGCAACGTCGGCCCCCACGACGCCCATCTCCTGCTGCTCCTGGACCATCACCCGGTCGGGCACGACCACCCTGCCGGTGTCCGGATCGCGCGGCCACATGCGCCACGCGCTCTTGATCTGGACCAGGCGGCGATCGCCGCGCTTGGCCCCGCCGATGACCTCGCGGTCCGGGTTGCAGGCGATGAACGGCCAACGCTTGTGGCGGACGACCCGAGGGACGAAGACCCCGTTCTCGACCCGACCGAAGCGATGCAGCCGCCGGCCGGTCTCTTCCTCGTAGATGTCGGCGGCGACCTGCTCGACTCGCTGCCCCCAGCGCGTGACGGCGTTGCCCTGGAACCCTTCCGAGCGGCCCGTCTTCTCGAGCCAGAGGTCGAACTCGCTGCGCCACGGGTCGTCGCCAGTCAGGACCGGCGCATCCGAGCCGCCGAGGTACGTCTTCCGCTCGGCGTACCAGGCGGGGGCGATCGCCATCGCGCTCACGCCGCGGTCTCCGCAGGCGCGCCGAACTCGACGGCCTCACCTCTGGTGATAGCAGTCGAGCGCCGCTTGATGACCTCAGACGCGGCGATGGCGGCTGCCTGGACTGAGTCGTCCACGATGCGCAGCTCGTCGATCGTCGGGGCGTGCAGCTGACCAGCACGGTCGACGGCCAGGAACCGCTCCGTGCGCTCGTCGTACGCGATCACTGCGCACGCACCGTCCCGTTCGTGGATCAGCTCAGCGGCGAGCGGCGGACGGAAGGGCGTCATGCGCCCGCCCTCATCGCATGGGAGTCCTCACCGGCGTCGTAGCCGCGCTCGTATTCGGCATCCCACTCGTCTTCTGTCGGCAGGACCCAGAACAGCACGCCAGCCACCAGCCATCCAGCGGCTGCCATAGCGACGAGGGCGAGACGCAGCTTCACGACGTCGCCTCGGGCCATACGTGATCGCCGGCCTTGCACTGACGGCAGATGCCGCCACCAATCGAGGTCGCATAGCAATCGCAGTGGCAGTCGCAGGTGTTCGAGTGGTGCCGATCTGCAGGTTCGTCCAGCAGCGTCAGGAGGTCGGCCCGTTCCTCGTCGGTGATCGCATGGTCGGCAATGCGGAGTGCGCTCACGGATTCACCCCAACGAATGTCAAGGCGACCTGCATCGCGATGTACGTCGGTACAGCGATGACCAGCAGGACGACGCCGAGGATCAGGAGAGCGATCGCACCGCGCACGACGCCGTAGAGGTCGATGGAGCGCCTCCGCTCGTCACGCCAGGTCACGCTCACCACGGCCTCCCAGGCCATCGCCGCTCCCACCGCACGTCCCGGTCGTCGTAGCCAGGCCACTTCCGATGGCGGGCCCATGCCTCCAGCAAGGCGGTCGCGAGGACCATCAGGAGGAACGCGCAGCCGGCGAGGATGATCAGGATCACGCCACGTCCACCAGTCGCGCTGCGAGATGGTCGCGGTGCGCAGCCGTGCCGAACATGACCGCGCGCGGGACCGTGAAGCCACAGTTGCAGCCCACGATGCGCATCTGGTCGGCGGAGAAGAGCGGCCCGTGCTCCTCGAGCACCCGCCTGATTGCGCGGATTCGCCGCTCGCGGGAGATGCTGGCGACTGACGGCAGCATGGTGCTCACGCTGCCACCCGCTTCCGTTGCTCGGTGAACGAGCCACCCGGAACGTATTTCCCCTTGGCGCGGGAGCGTGTGCCGAGCAGGACGAAGCCGACCGGAAGGCCGAGTACGAGCTGAGTCGGCTCAGGGTGCGGCTCGACCTGGAGGCGATGGACGCGGCGGGTGCGGGTCACGCGACGGCCTCGGAAGGCGTCGGCGTGTGGCGGCTCTCGATGCCGTACTTGCCCATCCAGTTGACGACTGACTGGCGACTGACTCCGAGTCGAACGGCGACCTCTGCCTGCGTCAGCCCATCTTCCAGGTACATCCGGCGAATGGCCGCTTCGATCGTCTCCCCGATCTTTGCTTCGACGATCTGCTCGGCTCTGCTCTTGACGTTCACGGCCCGCAAGTTACGCTAACGCTGTGATGGTGTCAAGACAGAAAGTCAGAAGCGATAGCGAGAGCTTGGCATCACTCGCGGCATGGTCGCTACGCCATCGCGGTCTGACACTCGTTCCCGTGTCCACATCAACCGCTGAGGCGACCTACCGGAAGCGTCTCGGAGACGCGATCGTTCAGCTGAGAACGCTTCGTGGGATCACCCAGGCGACGCTGGCTGAGCGAGTCAACCGAAGCGAGGCAGCGCTCTCCCGATGGGAGACTGGGAAGGCGACTCCCTCAGCGTTCGATCTGGTGATGCTCGCGGAGATCCTTGACGCGCCAGCCGACCTCTTGATCAGCCCGCCTGAGTCGCCGGTGAGTCCGATCGCCGAGCGGCTACGGGCATCGGCTGAAGCAGGAGCGCGAAGGGGTCTATCTCGCGTCGCACGGAAGCGGGGAGCCGCATGAGGCTGCGGAGCGCTCTCTCCATTGCTCGGGCCGAATCGGCCTCGAGGCGATCGAGGACCTCAGTCACTCGCGGATCCGTGACAGGTGTGGCCATTGCGGGCGTTCTCCCGTGGGCGCCGACGGAGCGCATCTCCGACCTGGCAGTCGAAAGTACTAGAACAAACGTTCTATGCGCAAGGGCCCGCGAGACGAAGTTTTCGCCCAGTTGACGAGCCGTAGAGATTTGCTGTGGACAAGCCCGCCGCGCCTGTGACAGGTAGGTTGGCGAGGGATGTGGAGAACGTCGGGGAAGGGGAGTCGCTTTGAGTAATACGCCACGGGTCTGGAGTGAACCACCAGAACCGCCCCAGCTGCAGCCAGAGCAGCCTCACGTGCCGATCGCCGCGACCAGGGCCGTTCAAGATCGGCGTTGGGGTTGGCTCACGGCCGCTGGCGGAGCCGCGATCGCGGTCGCACCGTTCCTGCCCTGGGTATCGCTCACATCGGGCGGAATCACCTTGACGGTCACAGGGATGCAGGTATCCGATATGACCGGGGTCTTCCACGCTCACGCTTACGTGGTACTTCTCGGCGGCGTGGCGCTGGCGGTGCTCGGCCTGCTCCTGATCGCGGGCCAGGAGGTGCGCCTCCCCGTGCTGATTGTCGCGGCGCTGGCGGTGATCGGATCGATCATCGAGATCGCCAACGCGACGGGCGGTCAGAGCCGCCTGACCGGCGGGGCGACGACGAGCGTCGGTATCGGGATCTTCCTGATGTTCGCCGGCGGCGTGGCAGGACTGGCCGGGGTGCTGCTTCCGGAGCTTTCCGCGAGAACCAGCGGCCCAGCCTTGCCTTGATCGCCGAGCTGTCTGTCACGAGGGAATGCGCCAGATGAGCGAGACCGAGCGCCGCGCCTACCCCAACACCAGCATTGCCGACGTCGATCGCCGGAGCATGGAGATTCGTGACTGGCGCGTCCGCCGCACCGAATGGACGCCCGAGGGCTTCATCGTCACCTACGAGCGCGGGGAGGATTGGGCGCAGTACCGGACTGCGTTCGCCATCCTCGCCGTCGTGCTGATCGTCCTGGTGGTCGTGGTGACGATCGCCAAAAGCATGGGTTGGCTGTAACGAAAAAGACCCTCCCGCCCGAAGGCGAGTGGGCTGGATAACGAGGCAAGGGAAGGGGAGAGGGATGCGTCGGTTCATGGGGCTCGTCGCCGTTCTGTTGGTTTTTGCATTCGCCACCCCGAACGTCGTCGCCCAGAGCCCGAGTGCCTCACCGTCGCCAGAGGGCGCGCCCTCTCCTTCCTCTTCCCCATCGCCGAGCCCGACAGCCTCGGCCGCGCCCGTTGCCTTCACGCCTCTCACGGATACCACCGACGACTTGACGCTGTCTGGAACCCTGGGCATGACTCTCAATCAGTTCACCCTGGCATGGAATGCTGAGCCGGGCTCAACGAAGCTGCGTGGTAAGTGGAAGCTGACCCCATCCTCGGGTGGCTACAAAACTGCCGAGCACTACTGGACCGGTCGGGACAACCGGCCGTACGGATTGCTTGGGGTTGTCGCCCCAGATGGAAAGCTCGTGTCCATGGCATCGCTTTACGCGCCGACCCCTGGTCTGGGTTCCATCTCTGGCGGACTAGAGGCTCTCGGCGAAGTCCTGATGATGGATACGCTCGTGAGCGCCGCCACGGGATTGCCCAACGAGGCGCGCAACGCAGTGTTGTCCGCTTTGGATCCGTATCACCTGGCGCCGGATGACTTTCTGACGGTCAACAAGGCAACGACCAGCGGAGGCTTCTATTTCCGCATGGGGCAGACTCCAGGCGGCAAAGCAAGCGTGCTGATCGCCCGGCAGGCAAATGTTCCGGTGCCGCTTGTGTCCCCTGAGCCGACGCCGACCCCAACCCTTGCGCTGCCGACTGTTGCTCCGATCACTCCCGCGCCCACCCCGGTCCCGAGCGGACTGGCCACAGACATCGTGACGCGGAGCGGATACGGCAGCGGAGAGTCGTTGAAGTTCGCCCTGGTCGGAGGCGACTACGAAGCCGATTGGACTGCAACGGACGACAGCGACACGAGCGCGGGGTGCTACGCGGGTCTCAACGTCGAAAACGACGATGCGGCTTTCTACGGCACGGTCGCGTCGACCTCAGTGCATGGGACACAGCGCGGCACCAACTACCTCAACAACGTGCCGGAAGGGTCGGAGTTCTACATCGGCGCGACGACCTCCTGCAGCTGGACGGTGACGCTGACGCGGCTGCCTTGACCGCGGAGCGTCGCCCCACCTTCACGATTCTCTGGCCTCACGACGGTGCCCGACAGCTCGAGGTGTTCGTCGACGCTGACCTGCCGGCGTTCAGCCCGATGGAGAAGCGGATCCGCGGCATCGCCTCGATCGCGAGCTCGCACGGCGGCCTGCGCCGGCTGCTCGAGGATGCCTACGCGGGGGAGTGGGCGGTCAGCGTGTTCGAGACGGTGGGCGGCGTGACGACGGTGCGCCTGGTGCCGCTCGAATGAAGCGAGCGACCTTCCGACTGCGCGTCCTTAGCTCGGTCGATACCAAGGAAGTTGCCGTGCTCACGCCCACGGAAGGAACGACCCCTGCGATCCTAGGCAACTTCGACGGCCCCGATTACGTGTGCGGGACGTGCTCGCTGCTACTCATCTCCGGGCTCAACCCGACCAACCACGTCGACCTCGTGATTCGGTGTTGGAGCTGCGGCTCCTTGAACCACGCGCTCATCCCCACACCTGGCGATGCGTGAAGCAGAGACGAGGCTGGCCCCGGCGGGCAGGAACCTCCTGGTGCCGATTCCGAACGCGCGTTCGGCTTGATTCCTTCTCCATCGGGGAGATAGACAAAGCCGGCGACCGCATCCCCGTCGATGTGACGTGGGGAGGATCGCCGGCTTTGTACGGGTCCGTTTCCAACCCCCGGAGGGGGATGGATCCGTGCTCCCGGCTTCGTAGCGAGGTGGAGTCTGCGACCGACCGGTGGAGGCTGTCAAGTGGTCGGGTCCTAGCACAGTGCTAGGTGTTTCGTTCTCGGGAGCGGTGCGCCCCCGCCGGGATTCGAACCCGGAAGGCCTTGGCTACGAAACCAGGAGCGGTTCCATCCGCACGGGGGCGTTGCTCCTCGATTCAAGCGGCGTTTCTTGCCCATGTCAAGGACGTTCGCCACTGCATGTTGTGTTCGTGAGGGATGGCGCTCCACTAAATACCGGCCCGGGTGTGGATTACCTGTGGAAAACCGCCCATTTGTTCGAATCGGTCCGACGCCGCGCGGAGGTGAGATCGCGACGCCCTAAGCAAAGAAAGGCCCCGCTCGCCTTACCCAGAGAGCGGGGCCAGCGCGCCGTTGGGACGGGAACGCAACGGGATCGTAGCAGCGCGATCGCCAGCTATGGCGTCGAGGGAGTTCCCGCATGGGAAGCCGCCTGCTGCTCGACCAGGAGCGCCGCCTGCCGCTCTTCCTCGTCGGCCAGCGCCTTCCGCTCGGCCTCGAGCCGCTCCTGATACGCCCGCTTCACGCCCGACGTGTGCTCGACGCCGACGATGCGCTTGATCCGCGACAGCGCCTCCGTCTCGACCGGTGGCCAGCCCATCTGTTCGAGGTGCGCGTTGACCAGCGCCATCTGCTGGTCGACCTCGATGCCCGGAGGCAGGACGGTCCGGTGGTACTCGCGGGACAACACGTTGTCGTCCTCGACCACCTGCTTGTCGAGCCGCACCTGGATCGTGCCGTCCGGCTGGACCTCGAGCTGGCTGAGGACCACTCGCTTGCTGATCGTCATGTCGCCGCCTCCCTAGACCATGTAGCTGCCGTTGAACTGCGCGATCACAGTTCCGGCAGAGGGGATTTCGGTCACCGTGAGGGTGAAGTTGGCGACGGCGGTGCCATTGGCGCGGAACAGCATCAGGGATGCGCTGGCGGCGATGATGCCGGTGATCTGGCTGTACGTGGCTTTCGTCCAACCCTGCATCGCCACGGTGATCGCGGGACCGGAGCCGGACGTGGCGTTCGACGTGAAGGGAAGGCCGGTCATCTGGAGGTTGCCGGCCCCGGTGCCGTTTGTCGGCACCTCGTTGACGACGCCCCGGATGATTACCTCGCGGCCGATCTTGGTGTAGAAGCCAGCTTGCGTGGTGATCGCCCACGTCGATGAACCCACGGTCGCGTAGGCGAGTACCGGGGTGAAGGTGCCCTCCTCGTAGTCATCGAGGTCATTGGCCCCCGCAGACGCCGCCTGTGTCGCCGGGAACGAGATGTATGCACCGGTGAGCGTGACGTGATCGAAGCTCGGCGAGTCGCCGGACGTGTAGTACCCCGCCAGCGTCTTGAGGTTCGCCGCGGTCAACTCCTCACCAGCGCCGCCGCCAGCCGTCTGTCGCCCGTGCACGCGGGCGGTGTTGGTGAACGTCGTGCCCGCCGTGGGCAGGCCGGTGGCGTTGGTCAGAGTGCCGGATGCTGGCGTACCGAGGACGGGGGCAGAGAGCGTCGGGCCGGTTGCAAGCACCGCCGAACCGGTGCCGGTGGTGGCCAGTTCCTCGAGTGCCCCGGTCCCAGCGGTGGCGCGGCCCACAACGGTAGCCGTCGCGGTGGTGAGGCCAGACGTAGCGACGCGCCCGGTAGCCGCCTTGGCGGCCAGGTCCGTCGTCAGGCTGGCAACATCCGACTCGGTGATGGCCAGGATCGTCTTCGCGTCGGCCGCCGTGCCCTCCTCCCAGTCGCCGCCGCTGGCGGTCTTGCGGAGGAGGAACCTGGACGTCGCCGTGGCCGCGAACAGCTTGGCGGCCGTGACCGCCCGAGCCGCGATCGTGGTCGCGACCGCGCCGGCGCTCGTGGTCACATCGCCGGTCAGCGCGGGCATCCGGGCCGCCAGGAGCGTCCCCGAGTTGAGGTTGCCTGCGTTCCCGGCCGCCAGCGTGTTGACGGTGCCACCGGCGCTCGACGTCACGTCGCCGCTGTAGGCCGGCGTACGACCTGCCGGCAGGGTCCCGGTCGTGAGGTCGGAGGCCGACCCCGACCGAGCCACCGCCGCCAGCCCTGGCGCGAGCGCGGCCCATCGGCTCGCGGCGGTGTAGTAGAGCATGACCGCGTCGCCCGGGTTGAGGACCAGGTCGACGGCGCCCGGCATGGTCATCCTGTTGGTGGTCGTCGCCTCGGTGCCCGACTGGTTGGCGAGCGTCAGTACCTGCGCCGCGGTCATGTTCTGGACGAGCACCATCCGACCGGCGGTGCCGCCGGCGATGCCGCACAGGGTCGCCGCGCTCGCACCGTTCCAGCGGTAGCGGCTGTTGGTGATCGCCAGGTCAACGATGTTGCCGGTGCTGGTGTCGGTCACCGTCGTGCCCGAGAACCCGAATGTGGTGCTCGCCTGGAGCACGGTCGGGGTCGGGTAGCTCGATCCCAGGTCGCCGCCGGCGGGCCCGCTCGGTGCGCCACCACCACCCCCGATGTTGCCGGTGCCGTCGTCGTTCAGGTACGAGAGCGTGCCGGTCGAGTCGGTGATCGTGCCGCCGCTGTTGCCGAGGCTGTTCCCGAGAATCAGGTTGGGTCCGGCGGGTTGGGTGTTGGTGAGGTGGTAGATCCCGGCGCTATTGGCGATCTGGATGCCGAAGAACTGGTTATGGCGCGCGTGACCCTTGCCAGCGACCGAGTACCCGGCCATGACCAGTCCACGCCCTGCTCCGGCGAACCGGCTGGTACGAAGGTGCGAGAAGATGTTGCCATCGGCGTTCTGGAGGAACACCGCGTCGCCGTCCTGGGCGTCCACCCACACGTTATCCAAGCGGTTCAGGGACGAGTTGGCGTCGATCGCCGACGGGTTGCCCGTGAGACAGAGCCCGCCCTGGTTGTGGAGCCCGGTCGCGAGCGTGATCCCGGTCGCATCGAGGAACAGGTCGCGCAGTGCGTTGACCTGGTTGTCGCGGGGGTCGCCACCGCCCGGTCGAACATCCCAGCAGTCCATATAGACCTGCCAGGCGGTGCCACCCGAGATCCGTAGCGACTGGAGCGACGCCTGGTTCACGCTCGTGACCCTGACGCCGTACTGGGCGACCCCGCCGCCGTCGATCGAGCCGTTCGACAGACCCGCGAGGACGATCTTCGTGGCCGCGCCGTTGGGGGCCGCCTCGGTCGGTCCGGGGGTGTGTATCCAGACGACCGGGTCCGTACTCGGGCCGACCCGCTGGAGGTGCCCGCCGTTGAGGTCGAAGCGCGTGAGCGCCGACATGAAGCTCAGCGCCTGGTCGACGGCGTAGACCCCGCCCGGCGTGCCCATGAGGATACCGCCACCTTCGCCGCCGATGGCCGCCAGCGCCTGGTTGATCGTCTGGGTGTCGATCGTCGACCCGTCGCCTGCGATCCCGAAATAGTCGGCCGAGAAGATCGGGAGCTTGACCGGGGTGTCGACGATCTCGCGGTCGATCGCCACGATGCGCCGCGTCCCGCCCGGCGGGGGGATCTCGACCAGCACCACATCGCCGACGAGCGGCCGGCGCTCGAGCCAGCGCCAGCCGAAGGTGGCGTTGCCCCTGCCGTCGGTGACCGTCGCAGTGCCGCCTCGACCGGCGATCGTCGGGTTGATGACCGCCGTCACCACGCGCCAGTCCAGGGTCGACTGTCGAGCTCGCACCGCAGCAAGCGCGCGGGCATCGATCTCGCCCTGCAGTTGGGCGGCAAGTGCCCTAGACAAGGCTTCGTGCCTCGATCACGCTGACCTGCTGCGACCCGGGCGCGAGCGGAAGCGGGAAGGCGTCCAGCATCGCGAGGCTGTCGGTCGACGTGTAGGGGTTGACGATGCGCACGACATCGCGCCGGTCAAGCGAGGCGTCGATCGGGACCGAGGCGTCGAAGCTGCGCTGGACGCCGCGTGTGACGAGCAGGGACTGCGCGACTTCGAGCGCCTGTGCCGGCGTGGTGATGCCGTCGGACCGGACGCGCACGACCAGGTCGCCCACGCCGGGAGCGCCATAGCGCACCGGCGAATCGGGGTTGAGGTCGAAGGCCTCCTGCGTGAACGGGTTGCCCCACTGGTCGAGGCCATCAACGATTGCGTGGTTGCGCGCCAGGGACACCCATGTCTCGGTCAGGCCGACCATGCGCACCTGGCGCCCGAGTTGCCATGTGGCGACCGGTGTCGCGATCGTCGGGTCCGGGATGGGCCGCAGCGTGTAGACGTTCGGTGGCGCCGCCCAGATGTCGATGGCGTAGTCCTGCTGCAGCTGGTCGAGGATCTGCGCGAAATAGGACCCGACCTCGTAGCCGTGGTCGCCGTTGAGGTGCGCGCCGCCGGCGTCGAGGTCGAAGTTCCCGTCGTCGTCCGAAGCGCCGCAGGCCACCAGGATGCTTCGCACGACCTCCTCGAGCGGCGATCCGTCGGGGAAGAACAATGCTGCGCCGAGCGTCGCGTCCGCCGAGACGATGCGCATCCCGTCGCTGACCGCGATCGAGACGCTCCGGCTGGCCATGTCGTTGGCGAACGAATCGGGGAACAACCGCGGCTGGTCGCAGGTGAGCGTCGAACCGTCCGCCTGGCGGATGCCGAAGCGGACCAGGAAGTAGCGCCCGAAGCCGATCAGCCCGTCGCTCGATGGCGCGTTGCCGTTCTGGTTGGAGATGACAAGCGTGCCCGATCGCCGGATCAGCCCGGAGCCCACCTGGAGCGCGCTCGAGGGGTCCATCTTGACCTCGCCGAGGATCGCGCCGGTCGCCACGTCGCCCACGAGCAGCTGCCGCGTGTACGTGTGGCCCTCGGTGGCGGCAACCGAGTACCCGGCGTCCGCTGGCAGGCTCATATCGCAGGCCCGAGGTCGTAGATCCACTGGCGGGCGATCTCGCACAAGGCTACGAACACGGCGTCCTTGTCGCGCTCGAGTTGGCCCAGATCTTCGTACGGGACCATGTCTGGATGCGTCTTGGCCTCGCGGTCACGGACAGGTCCGTAGACCCAGCCCATCGCCTCATAGGCGCGCACCCAGTCCTCGTGGAGCGCCTTCGCGTCGTCGCTGCGGTCGGGGCCGCACTGGCGTTCGATCACGTCGAGGAACTGCATTCGGAAGGCGGGCTCGCGAGCCTCCCACGCCTCCGGCACGATCGGCGCCTTCGCGGCCTTCGCGGCGAGACGCGCGCCTTCATAGACGAACCACGCTCGCGCCTCGTTCAAGGACGTCATGCGATCCGGATCGCGCCGAAACTGATGAGCTGCTGCCCGGCGCCGAGGTCGGTCAACTGGAACGAGCCGAGCTGGACGATGTAGACGTTGCCCTTCGGGTCCTTGAGCGCGATCTTGCCCTGCGGCTCCATGGCGGCTCGCCGGAATACCCCGATCAGGAAGCGGTCGGCTGGCGTGATCTGCACCTGGAAGCCGATCCGCTCGCCCTGCCACTGGCCGGTCATGACGATCGGCAGCTGCGTGTCGGTGTCCGGGCCCGAGAGCGGCTGGATGACGACCTGGTCGAGCGGCAGGTCGGTCGTCTCCTGCGGGCGGACGTACCGAAGCTCCTGGATGTAGTCGTCGTCGCCGTCGGTCGCGCTCATCGCCCACCGCTCGAAGGGCAGGATGCCGGACGATTCGGTGGTGGCGCTGTACTGCGAGCCGTTCGAGTCGCTGATGCGGACGCGCACCGTCTGGTTCAGCGGCGCGAGGTAGTAGGTCAAGGTCGCCAACGAGCCCAATGCGCGCCCAATCTCCGCCCAGTCGTCGTCACCCACCTGCGCCTCTACGAGCGTCTCGTAGTGATACGTGTCCGCCGAGGCGGTCCACGCCACCACCAGCGCGATCGAATCGGCGTCGGCGGTGACCGTCAGGCCGCCAAGCGCGCTCGGTGCGACGAACGCGCTCGTCCAGGCGTAGGACCAGATCGCCACGTCAGTTCACCGCGAGCGCCAGCGCGCCGGCGAGCACCTTGGCGGTCTGGCCGTTCAGGACTGGGAAGGGCGCATCGAAGTTGCCGAAGGCGAGGCGGTTCCCGACCGTCAATGCATCCATCAACGCCCACGCGACGACCGGGGATGCATTCGTCGCCCAGTCGGCGGTGGCGGTCACAAAGACGATGTCACCCGCATTCGTCATCTGGCGGGCGCCGTTGACGGTCGAGATGGCCGACCATCCGCTCGCCATCGTGATCGCGGTGCGGGCGTAGGAACCACCTGTCACCTCGGTGCCGCCGCTACTCAGAGTGCCGGCGGTGGTCAGCAGCGCCAGGTAGCCCGTCACCGGGGTCGTGGCGAAGGCGGTGTGCTTCAGCCAGTTGAGCAGCTGATCGGTGAGGTACTGCGGCATGTTGGCCATCGGTCGCTCCTTACGGTGAGGTCGATGAGAGAGCGTCCCAGGTCAACAGGACGGGCGCGTTCGCGATGCCGGACCCGGCTAGCCCGTCGAGGCCGACGCTGCCGCTCGTGAAGTTGTTCGGCCCGGTCGATCCGGCGGCGAGGTTCGCCTGCGCCGAGACCTGATAACTGCCGGGCTCGCCCGTGCCGTCCTGCCAAGCCTTCGCCTGGACGAACGAGGTCCACGGACCGCCGGTCGTCTGCCCGGGCGCGGTGTTGACCTTGATCCAGTAGAACTGGTTGGCCGCGTGCGTGAGCGCCGTGCGGAAGGTGGCCAGGATGGCCCGGCTGCCGGCGTTGATCTGCACGATCTTGAGGTCCATCGTCTGGTCGGTATTCATGACGAGTTCGGCCCGACAGGCGTTCGACAGGTCGATGCTCACCACCGCGACCGCCGCCGTGATCGTGCCGCCGACGGCGAGCTTGTCCGTCTTGACCTCGGCGAGCGCGGTGATGGACGAATAGTTCGGCCCGATCAGCCGTGACTTGCGGGTCGCGCCAGCCGTGGACAGAGCGATCGTGCCCGTAGTCCCGGTCGTGTCGAAGTCCTCGGGGTGGTTGAGCAGGCTCCAGACGGAACCGCTCGTCGCCGTGCCCCAGCCGTCCGTGACGGAGCGGGTGAACGTATCCGTCGGCAGCGCGTCCGTGACCGTAAGGTGGGCGGTGGCGGTCATCGAGAAGGCCGCCGACCCGGTGAAGAGGACGATCGTGATGCCGTTCAGCGTTGCCGCGATCCCGAGCGTGTCAGTGATCGTGACCGCCGCCTGGTAGGACCGCCCGGTAACGAGCTCGTAGGCCGGTACAACGTAGGACGTAGCGGCGGTATCGGCGACGAACCCGGAGTCGAACACCTGGTCCGAGCCGCCGCCGGTCACGTCGGTGATGACGACCTGGTAGCCCTTCTGCGTCGCCCCGCCATAGAAGGTGGGCGTCCAGTTGAGCGTCGGCGTCGGGTCAGCTGCAACCGGCGCGGTGCCGAGCGCCAGCGACGGTGGGCGGTGCGTCGTGAACGCCAGGAACCCGACCGGCCCGGTCTGGCCTGACGTATCGGCGTACTGGCCCGACGCCACGTAGGGCGTCTCCCACGCGAGCCCCGCGGACGTCGGAATGTCCGCGAAGGCCTCGATGCCCGACGTCGCCGTGGCCGAGTAGACCGCGACGCCGCCCGGCGTGGTGACCGTGGCGATCTGCTTCGACGGGGAATCGCCGGGAAGATCCGGGTCCGAGAAGGGCATGTTGATCCGCGGCGCCAATGAGCCGACCCGCAGGATCCCGTCGTTGCCGACCGTCGAGCCATCGATCGACAGCGTTGGCGCGTTGGGGAGGCTGTTCAGGTCAACGAACGAGAGGTCCGTCCAGCCGGTCAGCCCGCCTGTGCTCGCCACCCTCACCGCGGCCCGTATCCAGAGCGGCTGGCCCCACTGGAGCGGCACGCCGGCGCTGTTCGTGCCGTACTCGCGGGTCGCCGACGTCACCGATGCGACCACCTTCTCGGCGGGCTGCCAGAGCAGCTGCGTGAGGTCGTTGGAGCCGTAGGCCTCGACGATCATCCCGGTGATCGCCTCCGAATAGCTCGCACCCAGGAGCGGCGTGAGGTCGTCCTGCTTGGCACTCGGGTCGGGGATGGCGGTCGGCAATGTGCCCGACCCGACCACGCCGGCCACCCACGCGGACCAGGCACCGACGGCACCGAACTGGTCGACGGTGCGATGGCGCCGCTGCGGTCGCTCCCCGGCTGCGAGCGTGCGGCCGCTGGCGCCGATCGTGAAGTTGGTGCCGCCGCCGATCAGGTCCATGCCCGTGCCGGTGAACGTCGTGTACTTGCCCGTCTTCGAGTCGCCGATGTCCTCGTGGTACGAGGTCGTGTTCTGGATCATCTCGAAGCCGCTGGCACTCTCGATGACCACCTGGGTCTCGACGCCGCTCATGCTCGAGTTGGCGTCGGGGTCGTTGTGGTGCCCGCTGTAG